TCGTAACGCACAGCGTCGATCGTGATCTGCTGCCCAACCGGATCAGCCATGACCGCGCTGTCCGCGACGGTGACAACCGGGCTGCTGGACGCCACCCCCATGCCCAGCTGCGCTTCGCTGGCCAGGTTGCGGAAAATGCCCGGCACGACCGCGCCGCCGATCGTCACCTGCTTGTTAGCCAGGTGATTCAGGACGGCGCTGTTCGCGGCCAGCTGGAGGTTGGCGAAGAGCATGCGCGTGGATTAACGGATGACGCCGTCGAGCAGCACGGCAGCGCTGGCCTCGGTGCCGGACTTGGCGGTGGCTAATGCGCCGACCAGGGTGTTGTTGGTTGCGGTCGTGGTCAGGCGCTTTGCAGTGTTGTCCCAGTAAATCTTGGCGCCGCTCACGCCGGTGTCGGCGGTAGTGGCAGCGAGGGAGTAAACACCAGTGCGTTTGATCTCAACCGGCGTACCCTGCACGGCGTCATTGCAGGCGACGCCGAAGAGCGCGCCGACCAAGACAGCTTGGCCGCTCAGCACGTTGGCTGGAGCAATGACGGTGAGCGTGTCCCCAGTCTGGATGAAGTTCTTCATGTTCGATTCCTGTAATGGATGGATTGGCAGGCAGCGGCGGCTTACTTGCCGACGCCTTGGTACAGGCCGCGGTGGTCCACGACCTTGGCCGCGAAGTCAAGGCGGCACTTCCAGGTCACACCGTCAGTCTCGAAACTGTTTTGGCTCTCGATGACCGGGCCTTCTGCGCCGTCCAGGTAGCAGTACTCGACGGTGTCGATCTGGCTGTTGTTGCTGCCGAGGTACCATGCGGTTTCGCTAACACGATCCAGGATCGGCTCGACGATAGGCTCAACAGCCGTGCGACCACCTGCGCGGAATTCGTTGATGTCGGACTGCTTGGCCGGCACGTAGTTCGAACTGGTCAGCGAGTAAGCTTCCTGTTCAAGCGAGGCCGGGACAATCAGGAAGTTCGGCGCCAGATTGAGCTCTTCGTCTTGCAGCCCCCGTTGCAGGCGAATGGCTTTTCGGCCAGCCTTCAGTGCGTCCAGAGTCAGCGCCGAGCCGGCGCCCGAGCCAATGTTTTTGTGGTCGGCGCTGAACAGCGGTTTGCCATCGCCCATAGCCGGGTTGCTTGTGAGCTGGCTATACACCAGGCGGTTTTCCAAGCGACTCGCACTTGCACCGAACGCAGTCACCAGCTTTTCGAATGCGCGCAGGTCGTCGTTGACAATGGCTTGACGAGTCAGCGCGACCAGGCGGCCGAACGTAACGAGCGAATAAAACTGACCTGCATCGCTCATCGTGCCGTACGTGAACTCTCCATGCTCATTGGTGCGCAGCAGTTCTGGCGCGCCGGACATCTGCACGACGCTGATGTTCTTGAAGTCGGGCGCGTTGGGTGCTTGGCGTGCCCACTGCGTGTAGGTGCCGGCGTTTTCGGCGTAGGCATCCCGCATGCGTTTGTTGGCAACGTTGCCGAACAGAGCTGCGAAGTCGCTGGTGCAATGCATGCCTGCCGAACGGAAGTTCAACATATTGGTCGCCAGCTGCATGCGATCCATGCCACGCGTCGAAACGCCACGCGCTTCCAGGAAGTCGCGGCCCAGCTCAAGCAGGCTCATGCCACGGAACTGGGTACCGTTCTCGGTCATCTTCGTGCGGGCGTACACGCGGTGCATGATTGCTTCTTCCATGCCTGCCAGGCGCGTTTGCTCCACGTCGCCGACCAACACGATGCGGGTATTCTGGTGGCCGCCGCTCGCGGTCGAGTTGCGGGCCATCTCGTCCAGCACGGCAGCGCGTGCCTGGTCGACCGAGTTGCCTTTACGGATCAGGTCGGCGGCCAGGTTGGTGACGCCGTGGCGGGCGCACAGCTCGATGATGTCAGCCGAGCGAGTTGCGGCATCCTGCGCAGCGCGCGAAGCGACATCGTCGGTGACGGCCGGCGCAGCGGGTGCTGGTGCCGACACTGGTGCCGAGGCTGGCGCAGGAGCGGCACGGGTTGGATCGACAGGCGCTGGAGTCTGGGCGCCCGGCTGGGTAGCAATGGTCATGTTGTCTTCCTGGTTGGATGGAGCGGAAAGGGCGGGCGCCCGGGTAATGAATTCGCATGGGTGACCGTTCTGCGGCGCGCTACGCGAACTTGCGCCTGAGTCAAAGGGGACGGTCACGAAACTGATTTCGTACGGCTCCCACGCCACAGCGCGGTAGAGCGGCACGTTGATGCCATCGGTACGGTCGATAGCGCGGGTGATCTCGTACTTGGAGACGCGGTAGGTGAAGCTGATTGAGCGGATGATGCCGGCTTTAATATCAGCAACGATTCCGGCAACCTCGGACCGGTTCGACAGGCGCAGCGTTGCACTGCCCTCGCCGTTCTGGATGCTGCCGCGTGTGGCCACACCAAGGATCGAATTGACACCACCTCGGATGTCATGGTTATCAATGACCTGAACGACGCCCTTATCAAAGCGTGTCATGTCGACCGCTTCTGGTGTGACCAGAAGCTCTTCATCGTACGGAGTATCGTTGTACCAGTCGTAGCGGCGGCCCATTGCACCAGTCGTCCAAACGACGTCGATCGTGTTGTCGACCTCGTTGTAGGTGGATGGGACGAGCTCTGCGCCACGCGAAAGCGGCGGCATGATCCGGGGATCGGTAGCGGAACGGGCTGCGGTCTGCTGAGTGGTTGGCGTCGTCATATCCGCATGATGCGGATTTCCGATTCTCAACTCTTTAAAAGCTGAGAAGAATTTCTAAGCAGCTACTTGCCGGCGGTGACAACGTAATAGCGGCCATCTTGGAAAGCCATTGTCTTCGGTGCCAGAACACTATTCTGCGCACTACCAACGGAGCCCAACTTAGTTTTCTCCCGCTCAACCGTTATACTCTCGATCCTGTCCGGCGGTGGCTGGCCAACATCGGCAACAGGTACTACCGGCACCCTCGGAAATTTGGAAGCGTCAATCATCAGTTATCCACCCTGTTAAATTGAATGCTTCGGTAAAAGCGTTCTCCGTTTGCACAGTCAATGCGGAAGTCACAGTAATTGACTCCTGCCGGAAGCGTGTCCATCCCGCCCAGTTTCACCAGTACCAAAGGACCCTGAATCACGGCCGGCACAAGCTCAACTACACCGACCGGAAATGCCTTCACCGCTGTAGCAGTTGTGCCGCTATCGACCAGGTCATTACCGATGTCGGCCACGTAATAGCTTTGGTCGTCGGCATCTTTATTGATCCACCATGCCCCGACCGGTTGCTTGAACCAGATCGTGCGGTCGAACCGCTCGCCGTTCGCGCACGTAACGCGGAAGGTGCAGTAGTTAATCGCACCGGTCGCGGCATTGAACCCGCCCAGCTTCACCGGGATTAGCTTGCCCTGGATGACGGGCTCCTCGAGCACTGTGACGCCGGCCACGATCCGTTCTACCGACGTAGCGGTGGTGGCGCGCTCGTCCAGGTCTATCGTGATGTCGGCCACCCAGTAGCGCTCATCAAGCGGGTGCTTCTCGCTCCACCACCGCCCCGCTTCCAGATACGGTGCATTCGGCGTGATCGCATTCGGCACAGTGCCAAACGCGACTACGCGAGTGCCGCCCGGGAATGCGACCCGGCGGGATTCGGCTATCGTCGTGGCCACGACCGCATTCTGCACAGGCTGCTCGGCCAACGTGGTGAAACTCTTGGCCAGTGGCTGCTGTGAACGGTTGCCGGCAGTATCAAAGGCACGCATTCGAGCTTCGTGCAGCGTGGCAGCGGGCCGACCGGCAACCACCACCGAACGGGCTGCGTTAGGGATCAAGGTGTAGCTCACGCCACCATTGATGCTGTATTCATAGCCGGCGACGCCGACAGCATCTGTCGCCGCCTCGCACGACAGCGTAGCGCCCGCCTTGGTGACGTTTGTGATTTCGATCTCGCCGACCATCACAGGGGCGGTGGTGTCACCAGCCTCAGCCGTTGTCACACTGTTGGAGGCGAGTGATTCAGGTCCATAGCTTGTGCCGTTCTGCGCGGCGAGGCTGAACGTATAGGTAGCGCCGTCTGCCAAGCCCGTGACAGTGACAGGCAGGGTTGCCGACGTACCGGTGAAGTTTCCTGGTGTGGACGTAGCACGGTAGCCAGTGATTGCGCTACCACCGGTGCTTGCAGGAGCTGCGCCGCTCACATTTGCGGATTTACTTCCGGCTGTGGCCGTGCTGATGGTCGGCGCACCAGGCTGCACCGCTTGAGTGACACTCAGCAAAGTGGCCGCCAGCGCAGTAAGGCCGGTGCTCGGACCTGCGCCGTAAGTCAAATAATCCTGACCGAGCTGATTGGCGTGAACTGGCTGATTGTTCGTAACCTCGCCTGCATTGATCAGAGCGAGCTTCAGGGCTGGCGCGGCAGGATTGCTGTAATCGGTAATAATCGAGTCGCTGTCGAAGCAGAACACCGTGCTGTTATTCGCCAGAGATTTAGCATACGCAATGCACTGCTGACGCCATGTTTCTTTATTGCCGTTATAACCACTCGTGTAATAGTCCGTGTCCAGCACAAACTTTACATTTTCCATGCCAGTGGTCGCGCGAACCCAGGCCATGAACGCGTCATTTTTCGACTTGAACGTTGCGAAATCCACAAACCCATTTTGGCTATAACCTGGCAAGTAGATGATTGTCGGACGCAATCCGCAGGCGATCATGTCCGTAGCGACTTGCAGGTATTCGGACTGACTGTGCCCGGAGCCTGCTGCGTTGACAACGCTAATCGGCCGCGCCGCGGTGCTTAGCGACATCCACGCTTGTCGGTTCGGGTTGTTAAACTGGAACGAAGAGTATGCAGCTGATTTGCGGCTGTCACCCGTGAACATCACCAGCTCAGGACTGACCGCACCGACAGTGTTGGTGACCGGGAAGCTCATGATCGAGTAGCCTGTCGAACCTTCACTTACACTTGTTGGCAGAGCTGTCAACGTAGCAATGCCGTCAACGTTCGCACGCTTCATGGTGAATGCTTCGCGGAACCACGGCTTCGTACCGCGTGCACTGCCCCATCCGTTGTTAGCGCTTGATTCCTGAGTGAAAGCGCCAGTGGAACTTATCTGGACAATCTTGACCAGCAGGAATGCGCCTGACTTGCCGTCAGCACGCGCGATGCTTGCCAAGGACAGTACATCCGTTGCCATGTGAGTGACACTCTTGCCGTCCGTGCTTGGGGTCAGGCCGATTTGTTTCGATGCCGCCCCGTTGAATGTACAGTCTTTCCAACCGGACGCCGATCTGTCGTTGTACGTCTGACCGGCGCGCATCGGCAAAAATGCCTTCGCAACGGTCTCAACGCCAGCCTCGTCAGTCACGGCCACTTGCACTTTGTATTCACCCGGCGTACCGGATGCGACCTTGCTGCCGATGAAAATTTGGACTTCGGTAAAACCCGCATCCAATTGATACTTGCCGTAAAACGTCGCAGGGCCGCTGGCCCCACCGGTATAAAGTTCGTTTGAACGGAGGCGAATAGCTTGTTGGACGGCCATAGACTTAATTCGCCTTTGTGGTTAGCTTGATGGTTTTCATTCGTCCGCGCCGCTCGTACATCACCGTGGTGACGCCGCGATCGCGGAGCATGTTCAGCGCAGCCGTGTAGGTCGCGCGGTCGATCGTGCCGACGGCGCCGTGTACGTACGCAAACCAGTTGGTCAAGTGGGAGACCGTGATGATTCCGTCATACGGCCGGCGCTCCTCATAGCCGTCAGGTGCGGAGTACACGCGGATGGTCGAGACCTCGCGGGCCATGTGCAGGTGGGTCATGTGGCAGCACTATCGGCAGGCGGCGTCGGCATATTTCCCCGCTGCATAAACAGCATCGTGTCGAGAATGCCCAACTCCTTCAGCCTGGCGATGTCCTTCGCGAGCTCGGTGTACACGACCTCCGGGTCGTATCCGCGCTGCCGCAGCTTTTCGCTGAAGCTCGACAGGCCACCACTGATCTCGGCGAGATCGGCTTTCACATCCGCCTCGGGGTTGACGTAATCCCACTTCGGCGGGCTGAAGTCGACCGCCTTGTCGCGCGACTTGACCTGGCCGGCCAAGTAGGCATGCTCGATGAACGCGTCGTGGATGGGCACCAGCAGCTTCGGGATCAGGGTCAACCACTGCATCTGAGTGACGGCGCGTCGGAAGTCCAGCAGCCGCACCCGGGCGCTGCTGAAGTTGACCTCGTTCATGTCGCCCGTCAGCAGGTGATACGGCACACCGATGCCGGCTGCGATCAGATGCAGCTGAAACTTGACGTACTCGACGTAGCCGGGCGCGGCCTTCGGTTCAATGACCGTGAAGTTCATCCCCGGAGGCATACCGACGATGTTGCCTCCGCCCAGCTCACCCAGGTCGTGATGGCCGCCAGACTGGCCCTCGCCTGCGTTGCCCATACTGGCCGGGTTCTCCGCGCCGCTGATATCGCCACTGGCCAGCACCGACAATCGAGACTCCAGATTCTTGCGCGACATCTCAGCGTCTTCATACAGCTGCAGGTCGCGCACGCGTGCGATCACTGGTGCCAGCCGCGTGAAGCCCCTGCCCTGCCCCGGGCGGTCCGGGTTGAAAAGGTGGATGATCTGATTCGCCGGCACGCGCTGGCTCTGCGACCGACCACGTACGGCGGCGACATCGCCGGGGTGCTGGTCCCACAGGTAGTACGCGGCCACTGCCCCGAGCAAGTCGTACTCGATGCCGTTGATAATCGAATTGCCGTTGAGTGTGCCCGCACGGGCACTGTCGAGCCAGTCGATTTCAAGTAGCTGTAGTTGGAGCGGCACAGCCATGCGCGAACTAGCGCTGCTGGTGCGCATGCGCACCAGCACTTCACCATCCTGCTCCATGGCCACGTAAGCGGCTTTCACGAACCCGAAGAAGTCAAAGCGCCCATCGGCATCGCATACCTTGAACCAGGCAGTGAGCAGCTCGTTGATCTTTTCTTTCTCGAGTCCAGTCGCACG